AATATATCACCTAAGCATTATAAAGTGGTATTTGAAGACAATGATGGATTTGAATGGTTAAGCATGGCACAAGAGTTAAGTGCATTATCCAACTTTGATTACAACTACAATAGACTTAAAAAGTTTACTTTATTAAGGAGATATATCGAATCTGGAATGGACGTAACTGAGATACTAGACCAAACTGAAGTTGATAGTAATGAGATTGAAAGACAGAATAATAGTTTTAATGACTTAACTATAACAGAAATCATAAAACACTTTGACGCTAAATTTATGGAGATTAAAAATGATTTTAGTCAAGATTCTGAAGGTGCTTATAGAAAAGCTGGAGATGGGTCAAATGAAATTAAAGAGAGACTAAAGAAAACTCCAGCTTATGGACTAATGGGAATTAGTGGATATAGCAATACAGTTTCTAGAGGAATGAACCGTAAAAAATTTGAAATTGAATCTGGTGGAAGTGGAGTGGGAAAAAGTCGTTCGGCTTTAGCAAAATTATGTTACTGTATTGCAGTAGAATTATGGGATTATAAATTAAAAAAATTCGTTAAAAATCCTAATAATCCAAATGGAATTTTATCTGGAGCTTATGTTGGCACAGAATTGGAATTAGAAGACGAAGTAGAAATAATTATGTGGGCTATTATTAGTGGAGTACCAACAAAAACTATCAATGAAAGTAGTTACGGAGAAGGAGAAGAGGAAAGAGTCGATTATGCCATAGACATACTAGAAAGAAGTAAGATTCACCTTTATGACGAACCTAATTATGGCATAGTTAAGTTAAATAATATCTGTGAGTCACACTGTCTTACCGATGAAAATTTCTTTGGATTGTTCTTTGATTATATCTCAATAACTGGAGAAATAATGAGTGAATTCTCTGCCACGAGGAAAGGGATGCAGATAAGAGAAGACCAAGTATATCTTTGGGTTAGTACCGAGTGCAAAAAAATGGCAAAAAAATACGATATTTATTTCGGCTCGTCTACTCAATTAAATGTTAAATCAACTGGTGACCAAGAAAAAAATGCTAGTATGATTAGAGGCTCTTTTGCACTAATAGATAAGGGCGATAAAGGCACTATAATTATGCCACCTTCAGTAGCTGAAATCGAAAAGGTAATGGACATAATTAAGTCAACTGGTGGATTCAATCCTATCAAGCCTAATAGATGTGAATATGTATTTAAATCTAGAGGGACAGAATATAAAGAAGTTATCATTTGGCAACATGTAGACTTAGGCACAATGGAAATAAAAGACTTATTTGTCACTGACTACCACTATAAAAGAATTAATATCAATCCAACTTATGCAATAGCAATCGAAGGAATAGGGGGACTTCCCTAATGGCAGAGAGAATGACAAGTACAGAATTAGCAGATTTATTAACTAAAGATGACATCATTTCTCTTATGCAAGATTTAGGGAGTGATGATTATACAATAGATGAGCAAGGTGATTTAAAGTTTAAAACAATATGTCATGGTGGGGATAGTAATAAGTTATATTATTATCATGAATCAACTGAGTCAAATAAAAATGGTAGGACATTCCACTGTTACACAAGTTGCGGTTCAATGAGTATATTTGATTTACTCATGCAAGTACACAATTGGACTTTTATGCAAGCTTTTAATTTTGTAAGTAATTTTAAAGGTATAGATAGCAGTGGAATTAATAAGCCAGAGGGATTTAAAAAAGGTGTTGAAATATGTAAAGATTGGGGTTTCTTAAATAAATACAAGAAAATGCAATCAATACAACAAGCGAGATTAGAAAAAGTTGACATAAATAAATCTATACTACCATCTTATAATAAATCAATACTCAAGAGATTCGATAAGATTTACCCAAGTAGTTGGGAGACAGAGTATATATCGACTGAAGCAATGGCAAAATTTGGCATTAGATTCTACACAATCCAATGGAAGGTTGTTATTCCACATTATGACATAAATGGTGAATTAGTAGGTATAAGAGGTAGAAGTTTCTTGACATATGAGGTAGAAAAAGGCAATAAATATATGCCTATATATTATAATAAAGAAGATTATAGACATCCTTTACAATTTAATCTTTATGGACTATATCAAAACAAAAAAACAATTAAAAAGAAAAAGAAAATAATGTTGCTTGAATCAGAAAAGGCAATTATGCAATGTGAAACATTTTACCCAAATGAAAACTTTTCGACAGCTTTATGTGGTAGCAGTATGTCAAATTACCAAAGAGATTTAATTCTATCTTTAGATGTAAATGAGGTTATAATCGCATTAGACAAACAATATTTGACTATTAGAGAGACAGATAAGCAGATTAAAGANTATGACGATTATATTAAGAAAGTCAAAAAGATAGCTGATAGATTAGTTAATTACTTGAATGTCTATATTGTGTTTTGTGATGATGATAGACTTGATTATAAAGATTCACCTTCAGATAAAGGCAAAGAAATATTGGAAGAGTTAATGAAAAGTAAAATTAAATATAGGAAAGTCTATGATAATTGAGAGGAGAAAATATGAAATACAAACAAATGGATTTTTACAAGAGTCATCCAGAATTACCTAGGAATGACATTATGCATTCTATCCTCACAGCTAGAGGTGTTGAAGATGTTTACAAACTAATGAATGTGAGTAGAAAAGATGTGTTAGACCCATTTTTATTGATGAATATGAAAAAGGGTATTAAGTTGTTGGATAAGCATGTTGAGAATGGGAGTAGGATAGTTATACTAATCGATTTAGATTCAGATGGCTTCACATCTGCAAGTGCAATGTATAATTATATGAAAAAGAATTTCGGCAAATTTGGGATTGAATTGGAGTATATAGCGAATAGAGATAAAGCTCATGGTATCGTTATAGATAGACTAGAAGAAGTGTATCCTAATTGGGATTTTGATTTATTGATAGTCCCAGATGCTGGAGCGAATGACCGTAAGCAAACTAAAATACTAAAATCAAAAGGTATTGATGTATTGATTTTAGACCATCACCCTACTAATACTAGGATGTCAAATGCGATTATGATTAATCCTAATCAAAAAAATTGTCCTTATCCAAATAAAGATTTAAGTGGAGTTGGTGTAGTTTATAAATTCTGTCAAGCCTTGGATACAATATACGGATTTGCCGATGCAGACTCTTATCTAGATTTAGTTTCAGTTGGTCTCACAGGTGATAGCATGGATTTAAGGTCATATGAAACTAGATATCTAGCACTAGAAGGTATCAAAATGATGGAGCAAGCTAAAGACTTATTCGAGCAAGGTCTAAAGCCAGACTTTGGTAATCCTTTATTAAATACTTTCGTAAAAGAGAAAATGGATTATGACTTAAAAAATATTAATTTTCATTCTCTTGCATGGAAAGTGATTCCATTAATTAATTCATGCGTAAGAAGTGGAACAGACGAAGAGAAAAGAAATATGTTCAAAGCTTTTATAGGTCAAGGTGAGCCAGTAATGTTTCAACCTAGAAGACCGAATGGCTCTGATAAAAAAGCACCAAAACCAGATATGATTGAATTATCTTTTGCTGAATCTACTTTGAAAATGTTAGGGACTATAAAAGGTAGACAAACGAAAGAATTAAAAGTGGTTATGGAATTGATTGATGCAAAGGTTATAGAAGGAAATCTAGCTGAGGATAAGATTATTTTCGTTGATGGGACTGGATTGATTGAAAATAAAAGCTTGAGTGGATTGGTCGCTCAGAAAATTGCTAGTAAATATATGAAGCCTACTATTATATTAAAAGAAAGAAATAAAAGCAATTTTGGTGGTAGTGGTAGGAATTATAGCTCAATGAGTGTAGTGGAAAACTTTAAAGATTTATTGGTAAGCACAGGAGTATTTAATAAAGACCAAGCCGAATTGGGTCATCAAGGAGCTTTTGGGTGCCATATCAAAAAATCTAATGTACCCAAAGCGAAAAAAATCCTAGCAGAAATGTTAAAAGATACTGAGTTTGACTTAGTATATCCAGTTGATTTTATTATCCCAATCGGTAGACTAGATAAGAAAATTGTCTTAGAAGTTGGTAAATTGAAATCAGTATGGGGAACAACGTTACCAGCTCCACGATTTGCAATTACAGATGTCACAGTTGATGTCAGTAATATTGAGGTGGTTGGCGAGAAAGCCAATATGCTAAGGATTAAAAAAGGTGATTTCACATTTATAAAATTCTTTAGTAATACTGCTGAGGCAGATGCTATGAGAATGAGAAATGTAACAGGATTTGGTAGTAGTCCTAAAGTAGTGATTATGGATATAATCGTAGAGATGAGCATTAATGAATTCAATGGGAATGAATATCCAGAGATGATAATTGTTGATTGGAATAGTAGAAAAGTTGAAGAGATATTGTTTTAAGGATTAAGTAAAATAAGCATAGGAATGGTGTCGAGTCAACATGTGCTTGACACCATTTTTGTGATATGATATAATGGGATTAAGAGAGATAGTAAAAGGAGGTACAAATGTACTCAACCCACAATCACACAGGACTATCAAATGCATCTAGGGGATTCCCAGATAGCTCAGTAAAAATTGAAGATTTAGTAAAAAGAGCAAAACTTAAAAATCTTAGTGGGATTTGTATAACCGACCATGAGATTTGTGCAAGTTTTGTTGAGGCAAAGAATCTAGAGAAAGAACATGACTTCGATGTGATACTAGGCAATGAAATATATTTAGTGACAGATAAACAATACGACTTATTGAAAAATGATTATAAAAAGGGAATGTATTTTCCCCATTTTATATTAATAGCAAAAGATAAGATAGGTGCTTTCCAACTAATGGAAATGTCAACAATTGCTTGGGTAGAAAACTCATTCACTTTAAATGGACTAATGCGAACCCCAACTAAAATGTCAGACATTGAAAAGGTGATTGGAGATAATAAGGGACATCTAATCGCCACTAGTAG